TATTGCACACATCTGATACCATACAATTTCTTGTTTTGCTATTCCTCAATTTCGATAAAACTACATCACAGAATTTTTTACATTCTGCAATTTTACTTAAAACCCTCTTACTGTCCTCATCATCACCATCAAGTTGATTCGTCCAATAATTCATTTTATGCTTCAAATATGACATCATCAATTTACAAAATACGCCATCGATAAAATTAGATATATTACTCTTATCTGCATTATCTGGCTTCCAATACACCCCATTAAAATGAAACACCCTCTTATTGCAGTAAATAAATCTTTCACCATATGCTAATTTAAATGCATCAGCTAAAGCACCATCATTAAATGAATTTAAACTATTCATATCAAAAATGGTATCAAACTGTTTATATAAAACACTATTATTATTATCATCATCTGTATTCAATTTCTCATTTACCAATTTCCATTTATGCACCCATTGTTTATAAAATGGTGCATTAACACGCTTACATATATTATCAAGTGTATAAATACTAATCATATCATACTTGCATCTTGCATCCCATAAGCCAATGTGATGCTCATCATTAGAACCAATTAATGCAACCCATTGATTAAATACACTTTGCGGGAAACCATTTGATTTCAAACACTCTCTTATTTTCAAGTAGTCGTTAAAATCATCCATATGCATATTCAACCCATGTATTAACAAATCTGTATATGAATTTATTAAATTGGTATCATTATTTATTGTTTCAATAACTTCATTAATAACTGATTTAACCTTAGCCTTAACCTTAACATCATTATACGTATAACATGATTTAATAAATTCAATATGGTCTGTATGTTCTTCTGTTAATACAAATATTGGCTTTTCACTTCTCCACTTTCTAGCCTGTAATTTCAAACCACTTATTTTATCAGTTGTCATTGTAGGCGGTACAACCTGTTGGCTTGTATTATCGACTAAGATTTCCAAACCACATATTTGCTTTTTGCCTTTTAATATTTCCATAAGACTGTCAATAGCAGTATAATCAACAATGACATTCATATTTCCAACTGTACTGCTATCGAATGCACCATCTAAAATACCATACGACACCCATTGATTTTTCCATTCGATACATTGTTTGGCATCTGTTTGTGTCTTTTTATCGAAACAATCAAAATCAAGTGTCATCAGATATTTTTTATTTCCTTGTAATCCTGTTCTCAAACCATACCCTTTATAATTGAAGTTTAATGTTTTAACCAGTTCATCATGGGTCATCTTCTCCCATCCCTTCATAGACCCACCATTACCATTATAAGGTGACTTTTCAACAAGTGTTTTAACATTCCCTTTATTATCAGTATAATTTGATACACTATGACGGACTCCAATTATATCATACCCTTCTTTTACTAATTGCTTCAATAGCTGTACATCAGTATTAACTGGTTCTTTTTTTGTTTCTCCAAAATTTATCATCATTATATATATTATAATATATTATAAGATATACCCTTTTAAATGACTTTTATGGTAGTTTATGTTATTTTATGGCTTAAACACTTAAACACGGGCTCCAGTTAATGCATCAATAGCTAAACTAACATTATACTCAATAAAACATATTAGGTCTAATTTACGACCACTTAAATTTTGACCAATAACTTGAACAGACTTAGGCACTGATTGTTCAATTGGCAACGCTCTACTTAAATTCACATAATGATAACAGTACTCGCTTTCAAAGTCCAAAGAGTTAATTAAACCAGACGTCAAACCATCTGTCAAACCACCATTGACCGAATTAACACCCTTTAAGTGGTGATTGAAATTTTCAAATGAATAACGTTGAGTATTATATATCGTATTCTGACCACTTACAACAATATTGAAATTCGTCAATAGGCAAAGTGGTGAAGTAGGACCCGAACCGGCTGGGTCAAACGGACTGTTGTACGGACTTATACCAGACCCATTTACGGTCTCAGAATAAAACGGTACAATTAAAATACTATTAATATCAGCAATACCATTTGTAAGCAAACTATTAATAGTACCATTAGAAGCAACATTCTGAATTTGATATTGATACACATCTGTATAATTAATAATTTTAATAGGGTTACTCAAATATGCCAATTCAAAAGACGGGTTAAAGGTGTATGCTGGTACATATAAAACAACATTAGTACTTAAGCCTCCTGTGGAAATTGGATAAAGTGTACTATTACTTCGTATTGTAGTATCTAAGCAAGAAGCACCAACTGAGACGTTACCAATAAAAGTGGAACCAACAGTAGAGGCAGTTACAGATGTCAATGCCTGACCACCAGAAGCTCTACTAGCTATCATTAGAGGACAGATACCACCTACAGAATTACTTGATGTTACAATAGACATAGCACCAGTAGTAGTGGCTACATTAACGGTAACAGACGTATTATTAAGCGTCAATGTCATTTTTAAGAATACCCCCTTTAAAAGAGGCATTTGTTGAAAAAATGAATGTACATGTTTCAGATACACGGTGGCATTTATAGAAATTTGAAAGACCCCTTGGGTGGTGTTAGTTGATGCATTCGTTTTTGTAATAATATGGTTCTTCCACAAGGTCTTACATTTATCATTTGTTAGTAAAGCGCTTAATTTCGACCCATCTAAACCTATAACACCATCCTGATTATAATTAATATATTGTTGTCTTTTTAAAAATCCATTATTACCTCTGCCTCCATTTCCGATATTAAAGAGACCTGTAACTGGAGTAAATGAATTTTGATTACTATTATTACATACACCTTGACCGTCTAAAGTAGCTACTTCAGAATATTTCCAAGTGCTAGCATCGTCTGGATAAAAACCAATAGAACTTCCAATTGTATTAACATCATCCCAGCTAAATGTTGTCATAAGCTTAAATGAGTTCCACATGTTAATAAATGGAGTTTGTTGTGCAATTGTAGTCCCGTTAAGGTCTACCGTAAATTGATGAATCATAGAACCATACCAGTTCTTTAATCCCATTGAAAAATCGGCACTAGTCCCTGCTGTATTTGGTGCTAAATCGGCGGATAAAATATCAGCTTGAGGTTTAGAAGATACTAAGGTCATTAAAAGCGGTATAGAAAGGTATGCCTCTCTGTAGTTCATAAATTTATTACTATTCGAAAGTTGTGATGTATCAATTACAGATTGATTAGAACTGTATTGGCCACTTTGGTTATCAATGATGTTTAACCAGTCCTTTTTAACAAATATATTGGGCGAGGCATTTACCTCTTGACTTAAATCGAAAACTAGTTGGTCGGATGACATTATTATATATATATAATCTATATAGAAAATAATTTTAGCCATTTAATTTAAATTATTATATATTATTTATAATTCAAATGCAATATTTTTATGTTTTTTCTTTTTAATGTTTAAAGCCATTAGTTTATCATTATTAGCTAGTCCAAGCCCAACAATATTATTATTACTAGATAATTGTTTTTTTGGCTCTATAATACTATTATTTTGTTTTAAAGGTTTATTTTGATTATTACACATACTTTTTGTCGTATTCATAACATTACCAGTTTTTAAATAAATTTTCATTATATATAAATACAATATATTATTTTTAATCGTTTTTAATAACCCTCAAATCTCGTAATTTACTAACATTATTCAATATAGCAGTTATAGTTGATATTTGCCTTTGTTTGTTTTTAACCTTATCCCTCTCATCTATAGACCCATTTTTAATGTCATTCATTAATATTATTTGCTCACTCATTAATTCACTATACAATCTGTTAAAATAACTATCATCAATCATATTTATATATATTATTATATTATATTTTTATATTACTTTCTACCCTATAGCTTCTTTTTCCTCAGCGAATGCAAGCACGACAGTCATAGCTGGGTCCAATATTCGCAGTGGGTTCAAGTCATTCCCCAAAAAACCAATACGAATTTGATTGTACGTACCTCCTATTAGCTTCTGCCATAATAGAGCTGGGGGCTGTTCTATAATAATCTCACCCGCACCTACATTAGGACTAATTGTATAAATAACACTTGATGGATTTGCATACGGATTATCAACAGATGAACACGTTATTAGGACTGAACTATTTGGCTGGAGATTTGGGGCTGAATTAGAAACCACTGATAAAGTGCCTAAAGACTGTATTTTACTAATATTTGTTATAGGTTTAAATTGAGTGCTTCCATCGGCGTCAAATGTACCAGTAATAAATGAAATATCTGCGGGATTAGCAGTATTATCAAATGTTTTCACGCCGTTTTTATACCCCAATAAAGCACCTAATTGCGTTGGGATGGTTATAACAGGGTTAAATTTAGTTGTACTAGTAGTATTATCATTCCAGCCAGGTGGACGGGTATATTTTCTATTAGTAATTGATGCATTATTAATCTCGTCATCATCAACCATAAAAGTATTAACTTGAATAGCGTATCGAGCAGGATTTACAACTAATTCGAAATAATAGACATTATTACCATTACTATCAATAACATAATGACTATTTTTTATCGCCTCAAATTGCAGAAACTGATTTAAACTAGAAACCTCATATAGGCCGTCTGGAATAGTTAAATTATATGTTACTGTATTAGTTGTATTTGTCCAACTATAACTAATTTCATTATTACCAAAAGACGCTTTAATATTAAACCAACTATAGTACATACTCACAGATGAAATAGCAACATATGTGTCCTTAAAAAGCACTGAAGAAGGGAAGTTATAAACTAATTTGTTATTCTGACCGTCTTGAATCAGATTTGATGAATTTAGTACAATTGTTCGCATTTATATATATATATATTAATATAACATTTTTATTTTTAAATTAATTTAATAACCCAATAGTAACATCTCGTATAATACTTCCTTTGCGTCCTTTGTTGGTAATAATCCATTCTTCTCTAATTTCATAATCATCATTTTGAATTTCTTTATATACTCTTTATTATCATTCCCACATAAAATTTGCCCCTTCATGAGCTGAAAAGTATCAATTTCTTTATCCTCTTTTGATTTATTCGGAGCCTGTATTTGAAGTTTATTTATAAAACCGCTAGTACTTGCAACCTTATATAAATATTCTTTTTCTGCATCATCTAATTTATTAATAGCTGATTCAGTAGGAATAGAACCGCCAACAATATCCCGTAATATATGGGCCATTTTAGCACTACATTTTTGTGATTTCAATCCATTAATACTACCACCTTTAATAGTCTTTATTGAAATTATATTTTTATCCAATTGTCTTTTATTAATTAAATGATGCCCAAAAGTACTAAATCTGGGGATAATCACATTAACACCATCAATATCATCAGCCGTTAGTACATCACTTCTAACTGGTCTAGTACTACCTTCATAATTTCGTGTAACTGGTCTCCCTACACCTCTACCTTTCATTTTAAATGCTTTTACACCTCTACCTCTAATATCACCATCATTACCTTGTTCTTGTAAAGAATTAAAAATAAAATTATCATATCTTATAAAAAAAGCCTTTTTATCATTAACTCTCGATGTTTTATTAATATCCATTCTTTTCATTAATTCTCTAATATCATTATTTTTAAATTCACCTTTTTTAAAACTGTCAATATACTCATTAATTTCATTGTTAGATAAATTTTCTACTTCAGTCTTTTGTTTATATCCAAGAGGTAAAGTACCGTCTCTATCAATTATTTCAGCTGGTTGGAAATCCTCTTCTGCCATATTTATATCATCTTCATCATCTTCAAATCCAAAATTTAATTTACTATCATCATCATCACCCTGTTTAAAATTAATTATTTCATTGTTCTCCCTCAATATATAATTATCAAATATTGTTAAAAAAATACTAGCATTCATACGCCCTGTCCATTTAGACGTCCTAATAATATCATCAATTCTATTACTTAAATAAATTAGTCTATTATTGTCCTCCAATGATTCAACAACGTCATTAGCCTGTGTCGAGTCCATAATACTTCCCAATTTATTTCTTACCATCTGTTTCAATCCTTGAATATCAGCCACTACATCATCATAAGAACGGCTATCAGCTACTCTACCGTCTTCTGCCCTTACACTACCAACCCTTTTAAGACCAGTACTAGCTATATCAAGTAAGTCACTTGTACTTTGCATTTTAACCGCTTCACTAGCGTATTGTTTTAATATTCCCATAAATATTGTTGCATTAACCCCACTAGACCATTTTCTTTTTGTATATTTTATAATATCATTAATCCTATTACTTAAATATTTCAAATCGTCACTGGAAATATTTTGTACGACTTTATTAGCTTGTGTAGAGTCCATTATTTCCATACTTAAAGACTTTCTGACTGCCTGTTTTATTCCCTCGATGTCCCTCATTTTCTCATCACTAGTTCTATTATCTGTAGGTTGTTGGGGGATACCTGATTGAGCATATAATGCATTTGCTTGAAAATTGAAGTCATTATTACTTTCTTGTAATTTCAAGACATCAAAGTATTCTTTTCTACGTTCATTTCTTGTTTTTTTGTTTTCCATTGTATTATATACTATAATAATATAATAATTGTAGTAAATTATTATATTATAATTATTTTTAAACTAATAATATTTATTCTTCGGCTAATATTAATTCAACATTTGAAATAGTTTCTGTAATATTTGATATTTCCTGTTCCTTATCCTGTTCCTGTTCCTTATCCTTATCCTGTTCCTGTTCCTTCCCAGTATTATATATCGGATATTGACTAACATCAGTACCACCATTTAATAGAATGTCATTTACAACATCATTAAATTGGTTTGTTATATCATCAATATCAAGAGACATGTGTTTTTCAATTTCTTTCATAAAATTCTCTCTTTTTCTACCACGAAATGCTGAAGGATTTGTAAGGGGGTGTAACCCTAGATTATTTAAAACTACTATTTTTATCATCATTATCTTATTTTTTAAATAATCATATTCTTCTTGTGTTGCACATACCATTTTATTCATATATATATATGTAGATAATATATTTCTATATTACTTTTCTAATATCGTTTTTCGTTTTGAAGTTCTGTATGGTAAAGCTCACGTATAGCCAAATGCTGTTTTGATTCACATGGATAAATTTCGAATACTAAAAGTATAAAGTTATTCCATCCGCCATTGTCTCTAATTTTTTGATATAATGTTTTATTATATTGGTTACTATATAAATTGTTACAATTATTTTTGTGATAACATTTTCGTTTAGTTACATTAGTTGTTGAACCAATATATACATAGTCGCATTTAGGGTCTCTACATACTATTTTATAAAGTACTGTCTGATTTGTATTATAATCTACTTTTACCTTGGTCATATTATATTATAGTATCTTAGCCTTTAAATCTATTATTTTTTAACATAAGTTTTCAACATGTTAGCAGAAGAACCCATATTCTCCATTGTATTATCTATTTTTGTTTTTTGTTCTATTGTATAACCAAATTTATCAGTTAAGTAACTATGACGTAATAAATTCACAGAAACTTTAGCATCAAATATACGATTTATACGTTGATTCAATTTTACAGCACTTAATTGATTGTTATTAATATCAAATAATAAAAAATCTGATGGATTGATGGCTATCCACTTATTTAATATTTTTTGCAATGATAAAGGTAAATCAATATCCTGCATACCATATGTTTTCGCTGTTTTATATGAATTAAATACTAATTTCTTTTTTTCCATGTAATTATCCCTTTGTTTATCAATTTTTTTGATTTTAAAATCCACATAATCTTTACTTCTTCTAGGGGATATATACATACCACCCAGTAACGAAATTATAATATAATTCTGTATTTGCTGTAAATCTGCTGTTGTTTTATTACTTTTTTTATATATTAGGTCTGCATTCCTTTTTAATTCATTATATATGCTATTTACCTCTTCTGTAGTTACCCAGTTGTCATTTTGAGATTCACTCTTATCTTGTGTAGCAATATGTTCATTATATTCTTTTATATCCGCCCCCATTAATTCCCTATATTCTTTATTATCAGTTATAACTACCAAAGCACTTAATATAGTCTTCCTTTTATTAAATGGTAAATCATTTAATACTTCTAACACTTTATAAGGCTTATTAAATTTGTTTATGTCAAAGTCATCATCATCAAATGTTTTTTTATATAATGATTTTAAAATACTTGCATATGTTATGATTGATGATGGTGATAAATTAGGACGTTTCCCTTTAATATATTCTTTAATTTCTAAACTCATTTTATTATATATATATATACATATACTTATATATAATTAAATTGGGTAATTAATTTTATTCGTTTTAATCCTCTAATGGGCTGTTTATGCTATAGTATGCATATAACTCTTGAATTACTCTATTAAAATCTGTTTGCATTTGTCTTATCATTCTATTTTGTTCTCTTAACTGCACTATTCTTGCATCTACCGTATTAATTAGTTGACCGCCTACATCTTCAACCATTTCATTTATATTTGCATCTATCGTATTAATTATTTGACCGCTTACATCTCCAACCATTTCATTTAAGACGCTAGCACCTGCTCCTCGTCCGCTCATATTTTCATTTATATTTGGCATTTTATAGAGGGTCTCCCTTCTTCTTCTCCCCTGTTGTTGTTGTTGTTGTTGTTGTTGTTGTTGTTGTTGTTGTTGTTGTTGTTGTTGTTGTTGTTGTTGTTGTGTTAATAACATAGCTTGTTTTTGGGCTTCTTCTCTGAATTGTTGTTGTTGTTGTATTAATAATTGTTTTTGACTTGCAACACTTTTATTTTTTTCTCTTGTTTTTGAATCAAATCGTAAATCCCTCAATTTTTCTATTTCCGTCTTATCAACAAAATTATCAACAAAATTATCAAAATCTTCTTGGGCATCTCCTGTATCAGTATGAAAAATAGATACTCCACTACCCCTTCCTCTAATATCTCGTCCAACGTCTTCATCATTAAATAATCTACCTTCTCTGACTGCTTCTGCTCTTTCAAATGCTAACTCTTGGAGTTCTCTATTAATAGCTCGTTGCATTTGTCTTATCATTCTATTTTGTTCTTGTAACTGTGCTATTCTAGCATCTACCGTATTAATTATTTGACCGCCTATATCTCCAAACATTTCATTTATATTTGGCACACTAGCACCAGCCCCGCTTCCCAGCATTCTATTGATTTTCTTTTCTTTCAATGCCATTCTAACCATAGCATTATATTTTTCACCACCCATTATTAAAAACCCTTTAGATGACCTGTTTGTATCGTCAATCATATATGTTTCCCAGTCTATATATGGTTTTTGTACTTGTTCCTTCACTAATATTTGTAACATTGTCTTAGGATTATTCTGTGCATTTAATTCTGCATCTACTTTATTTATAAATCTAATTCGATTATTAATACTACCAATAATTTCATCAATATTTTTAACTATTTCTGCCTCTATAAGTGGTTCTAAATCCCGTCTCAATATCTGCCTTTCGTCGTCAGATTCAGTTAAATCCCCATCAACAAAATTATCATTAATTGGCATAATTGGCACACTAGCACTAGCGCCTTTTCCTTTAAATATGACATCTGCTTTTCCGCCTAAATCAGTTATATAATCCGCTACTTTGGATAATGTACCTAGCCCTTTAAACATTTGATTAGCATCTTGCTTTACAAAAATGAAATCATTAGAATCTCCCATTTTATTACTTTTCATTAATGCCATTATAAAATCTTGACAATTATTGTTTTGAGCACTATATTTATAAAATTTATCACCCATAGCTGTCTTTGTATTTTCCATAATTTCATTTAATTTTTTACCACTTTCAAATGGTGTAATTGGTAGATTTTCCCCTCCTTTTCTCGGTTTCATTGACATACCTATGACTTCGTTCTTTTCTATCATAATTTCCATATTATCGTCCGTTTTCAATACTATGGAGAGGTGAAACAGGTCATCGTATGGTTCTTTTGCAATGTTTTTTTTAAACTGGCCCAATGATAGAACATTTAACAAACCCGTTAATTTTTTATCGACTGGTTTTCTATTAATATATGCTGATTTTATGTTTTTATTTCCATGTAATTTCAATATCTGTCTAACTTTTGGAGGATAATCATCTCTGCCTTTTATAGCTGTTTTAATGCTTTCTTGTGCCTTGTTAAATATATTTTTGGTTTTTTTTGCTGTGTTTTTAATATCATCTATAATACCAGCCCCTTCTTTCTCTTTTCTTGCTTCTAAATCTATTTTAATTCTATTGACTGGTGTTGGTCTAATTCTCATCTGTTTATCTGGTGTTTTACGTTTAGCTCTCAATGAAGCCATATATTCTTTCATTTCTTGCGAACCCTTTTCAAATTTTGTCATTGTTATTATTATATATATATAGATAATATTTTAAAACCATTATATAAAAATTAATAAAAACCCATTATATTTAATTTCTATGTTATATATATATAATATGATGATGAAACAAATTGAAGTCGATATAAGCCCAAAGCAAACAAGTAGATTGAGAAATGGTCACCCTGTAAGAGTTAAACCTGGAATGAATGGTGGTACTGTGTTATTTGTGAGCCCAAATACGTTTAACATGGCAACAAGGTCATTTAATAAAAATAAGGGTCTTCAAATACAATTATCCCCTGAAGAAATTCAAGCCAATCGTGACGGTATTGATGAGATGAATGGTATGGGTATATTTAAAACAATTGGTAGAGTGGCTAAGAAGGTCGCTCCTGTGGCCAGAAAGATTGGTAAAGTGATTGTACCAGTTGCAAAACGATTGGCTATTAGTGCAGTAAAAGCTGGAGGTAAAGAGGTAGCAAAGCAGTTGCCAAATTTAGCCAGTAGTGGGCTAGTCGCTGGTGCAACTTTACTGGGACAACCTGAATTGATACCAGTTGCTGGCATTGTTGGGTCTAAATTGGGGGGTCTAGCTGGAAAACAATTAAATAAATCTGTTGATAAAATTGGTAGAGGTATGCATATGGATGGTATGGGTTTATATGCTGGAGGAGGAAAAAGAGGTATGGGTTTATTTG